TCTTGCAGCGAAGCTCACCCATTGTGTAGAGCAGACCACGAACTACCAACGCATTAGCTGCGAAGTAGTCACGGTTTTCTACATACTGTGTAGGCTGTGCTACAGCAATTTCAAGGTAGTCTGTGTCAAGAACGTAAACGTTCGAGCCAAGAACCGCATCAGCAGTGCTAACACCCTTTGGAGTGTCTGCATCTGGGAGAATTGGGATGCCCTGATAAGTTGCTAGGACTAGACCAGTTCGAGTGCCGGGGAACGTTCGTTCCGAACCAACACCAACCTGATACTCTTCCTGTCCCATGTACCGCTGCTGAGAGTTCAAAAGACGCTCTAGCTTGAAGTACTGGTCATGTCCAAGAGTGATAAGCTTTGGCTCACCACCATTGGTTCGGATGGTCTGAATACAGTCATCCAAGAGGTTCAAGGAGAGGTCTCTCCCTGTACCGTTGTTGTCCTTAACCGTAGCCGCTGCGTTCCATGCACCCGATGTGCGGTCAGCGTAGGTAAGGTCGTAAGCTCGAACTCCACCATCAGCGGCGAAGCTGCTGTCTGAGTCGTAACCACCACCAATTGACTGACCGTCAACAGCGACGATATCATCAATGGAAGTGAAACCTGCACGACTGAATGCTGCAATTACGTCACCGTCTGCAACAGCAGCAGTGGTAGTACCGTGGGTAATAACACCTGTTGAAGTGTTCACAGCCGAAACTGTTACACCGCCAGTGTTAATCCAGTTGTTTGCAGAAGTGTCCCAAACAGTTAGAGCATCACCAATTTTAAAGTTGGATGCAACTGAAGCTGGGACTGTTGAGGTAGTTGTGCTACCTGCGGAAACAACGAAACCGGAAGCTGCCATGAGTTCCTCGTTGATTTCCTTTACGTGGTCAAGCTGTGCATTCTCGTTCTCCATTGCAAGAACGTCTCCAATACCACCTTCAAGTTGCGCCGTGAAGACAGACTTCACAGATGCACCGAATGTAGTCGAAACGATTCGAGGCAAGCTCGATACCGTCTCAATATTGGATACGTCTACAGTTGGAAGAGAACCGGTTTCAGTTACCGGACGAGATCGAGTCGAACCACGATCTGTCCTGATACGCCAACCAGCAGTGCTGCCCCAAACAGTTCGGGGAATAGCGTTAAAGAAACGCGTCTGGTTGTTTAGCGCTTGCCAAACTTTGCGACCGTAGGTCGTATTAAAAATGCCTGTAGCAGAATCAACCGTAAAGTATGTCTGCTTTTGCAGATACTCTGGGCCGAAAACGGAGTTGTATAGACCCCGTTGCGACTGGGCAAGATATTCACTTAGTGAAGGATTAGCCATCTTTTAGTCTCCTAGTTATTTATAGTTATTTATCGTTACCCGTTAAGGAGTTCGCGAGGAACTCCCGTAGTGTCACCGGCTTGAATCTTCATCTGGAGGGCACGAAGCTCACCATATGAAAGGTTGGCTAACTGATCAACAGTGTCGCCATCATCAGCAGATTTTACAAGTGGAGTTGTTCCATCTGTACCAAGTGCTTGAATTTGTGGAGCGACTAATCCGCGCTCTTCTCGGAAGCCCATCTTACGTAGGCGAGCTTCAGAAGCGTCTTCTACAGACTTCTCTAGACCTTGTTCAAACGAAGCAAGCTGCTTGCGTAAAGAATCGAGTTCTTTCTGCATTGACTTCATTTCGTCATCATCGTCGTCATCGTCATCGTCTGCCTTGTACTTCATAGCTTTGTTGTCCATGTCGTCTGCATCTTCGTCATCATCGTCAGCCTTTTTCTCATCCACATAATCAGCTGCGTCATCGTCGTCATCGTCGTCGCCTTTACGCATAGCCTGAATAGTGTTCTGTTGCTGTTCAATCTTCGATGAGATATTGGCAGCGGACTCGGAGTCATCAGCCTTAGCTGAACTTCCACCAGTGGTCTTAGCTTTACGCTCTCCACCGTTTACATCCATGCCTTGATCTGCTTTTAACATGTTTGCAACTTCAGTTGCAAGCTCTTTGACCAATGCTGATTTTTCAACAGCAGCATCTTCTTCTTCTCTCTTGTCTTCTTCTTCTTCTTCGGCCTTTGAAAACCTAGCATCCATCTTCTGGAGTACTTCTGCGACCGCTGATAGGGCTAGGCCGTTGCCTTCCAACGCCTTTTCAATGCGTTCTGTTTCGTCTGCCATAGGGCATTCCTCCTGTATTCCATTCCAATCCAATTAAAATTTATGTATGGTTGGTCTAAGCCACCGCCGACCACACGAAAATGCGACGTTAGTACGTTTGTTCTAACATTCTATTATACTGTACTTATATAAAAAACCGACGTAAACCGTCAAAATTGTATTTAGTTCTCATTTACAAGAGGTGTGCCGTGTTCAAGGAGATGTAATATCTCATTTCTGTAATCATACATTGGAATTTGCAGGAGCTTTTTCAGCTTCTCACACTGCGTTCCTTCGGGTAGAGATGCCTCTACTAAGTCTAAAATTTTACCTACCATACGAGAATGTCTCTGCATAATATATTCTTGTTCTTTACTCACCTTTGTTATATCTACCATCTCGAACTCCTTTAAAACCCTAAGCCATTTACTGTGATACCCTGTTTGTCTGGAAACTCATCTCTAACAAAGGAAGTTAATTGCGATTGGAGCGCCTTGGTTAGGAACCCGTTACCTTTTCCCGCAGGTCTAGCTCCAACCTTTTTTTTGTGCTTCTGAACTGTTACAGTCTTTCCACTAGGATACGTTCGCTTATGTGATTTCACGGTCATCTTCTCATCCCGTAAGCCGCCCCATTTCTTTCCACTTGATGCACCTTGAGTTTGGTTAATCATTTGTGCATAAGGAGCCGTATACGTTATAACCGATATTTTATTTGCTGTCCCCGGATGCGTAACGGAACCAGAACCCCTTAACTCCCCTGTATCCACTGGAACTGTTTTTTGAGATTCCAGATAAATACGGGTAGCTAAGTTTTTAAGAGAACCAATTAAGGCATCCTGAAATGTCATATTGCTAAATCGTGTATCCATAGTGTATTATACTATGTTGCCGCCCCAAACTTCTGGGATTGTGGATAGGAACTTCTTGTCCGAAGAGTCAAATTTATCTAAGCGAATGATTTCCTTACTGACGTTACCATGATCTGGGTGCCAGTACGTAACCATATGCTTAGGCGGTGAGCTTACGTGTAACCTATTAGTAGTAAACTCGTCCGACCCCTTCATTGTTCCACATACATATAAGGAGCCTGTCCCAATGTCGTACTCATCTATGCGGTGGAAGTGCCCAATCATCACATCATCAAAATGTTGAACGTCCTTAGTTTCTTTATTCTGCTGTTGCAGCCCACGCATTTGACCAACCATCCTAGTGAAACTTGCGGAACTGCCACCACCAGAAATAGAATCGCCATGCATAATTAATACATTTCGACCTGCAACATTAAAGATAGTGCTGAAGTTTTTAGGGATATGGAACTCAACATTCTTCTGCTCCGCACAGAAAGCAGCTACCCATTGGTACATCATGTGATCCCAGTCCATGTACTTATCTTTAGCTGGAATTTTTCGAGTCATCCGTCCGTGGTTACCGACAACAGCTACAACACGAACCTTTTTAAAATTACGTGACAGTTTCGTAACTGCTTGCCCAATTAGAAAAGCCCCGTTCATCATTTGTTCCATACAGTTACCGATGTTAGTTCTAGCTAATTCTTCGTGAATGTCTCCACTAACCATGTCACCAAGCATTGGTATAACCAACTCGTCTACATCTGCAATGTTGCGTCGGTACTCCGCTAGTGAGATAAGCTGTTCCACCCAACCATACAGACGCTTGTTAAAGATATCTAAATCATAGGCGTTGATTCCAGTGGTCTGCTCGAAAACTACACGGTCGCCAACGTGCGTGTCAGTAAGGGGGGCAACCATAGTTTGGGGTTTACTTCCCCTAGGATTTGATGTTGATCGGCTTCTTTCTTCTTTTCTTTTATAGCCTTTCCAGATAGCATAATCAGGAAACGCTTTTGTATTATCCCTGATAGCGTCAATGATTAATTCTTTCTTACTGCTATCTTTAATAGAGGACTGATATAATTTTTTATAATAGCCAGCCTCTGCTTTATATGTGGCTACCTTTTTGTCCTGCTTAACTTTCTCATCAACCCAGAACTCTTCATCATCTAGAAGGTCGTCATCGTACTCTGGGGCTAATTCGTCTGCCATATTAGCAGCGGCTTCATCTATAATTAGATCAGTTTCTGAATAACCCTCTCGGTCGTACCATCGTTGAATAGTACTTCGGTGTACGTCTATTCCATACTCTTCCGATATCCAATTCCTCAGACGAGTCCACGATGTCCCCGCCCGCCTCATCTCCACCAACATTGGCTTTATCTGTTCTGGTATTGTCATCTAATCTCAACTTTCTATATTCTAGGTATAGTACCTTACCACACATTATACACGATAATTCGTCTTCGTCAAGTCTCATTAACCCTGTACATTTAGGACATAATTTACTATACATGTTACTCTGAGTCTATTTCAAAGTGCCCTGATTGCCTTGCCGCTCTCTTCAAGAAATCTTGGAATTCATAGGCTGGAATCTCCATAGGATGCTTATAAGCATTTGGGGTTTTAATAAGCCTAGTTATATATTTAATAAACCACTTCAACTTACCTGTTAGTTCTTGATCTATTGCATGGTACGCTTCATGGGCGTACATACCAAATTCATACACTAACGCCTCTGCATCCCCTCGATTGTCTTTATAGCTTTTTAATACTACTGGGTACTTAGGTGTGTAATATATAGTACCCCATATAGTAATGCCTTGGGGTTTAGACGGAAGCATTCCTGCAAATTTACCCAGCGTAGATTCTGTTACTACTGGTGGCAGGTATTCGATTTCCCCAGCTTTAGAGAAATGACTAGGGTAGTCCGCAAATTCTTTCTGTAGTTCCATACGGAGGGTTTTCACCCAGCCGTGTGGAAACTTTAAATAGTAACCATGGTTTCTAAGAGAGTTTGTCATTATAATTATCCAATCAGATTAG